TGGCAGAAGACAGTAAGACTAAAGGCTAATCCAAAGCATCACGACAGCTACAAAGACAAAATTGGGTACATGATAACCTATTCGGAGTGCATAAAATGAGCGATATTTATTCATTACAGTTTGACCCCCATAAAATTTCTCATCAACAAGAAGAATTAGGGATGATATTTGCGGATTTAGATACAGCCGTAGAGCTTATGAAAAAAGAAGAAAAAATGATTATTGCGGAACTAACACTTCAATTTTCCAGACAAAAAATGTATAAGAATATGAAAGAACTCG